GGCCTCTGGGGCTCGTGCCTGGCGCTCCTGGATTCGGGATTATACCCTGATCTCGAAATTTAGCTATCTACGGTTGAAGCCGTCAATGTACGAGATAACTCTTTCAGCCATCGCTATTTATCCAATGTTTGACTTTCAGCCTAATTTGTACGACCATGCGGGTGCATCACTACAGCCCCGACGGGATATCCCGCCGGCCCGACAGCTCTCGGAAACGGGAGCTGTTTCTTTTTTTGGGCACTGGGTCATTCTGATGTGACGTTGTGACGGGACTCGCCGTTGGCCTCTTCGCCGGCCTCGGCACGCTCTAGCAGTTTGACCAGTTCTTCGACCGTCCAGACGTGATCCGCAACGCCCGCCGCCATAGCCGGAGTGCGACCCTTGCCGAGCGCCTGATGGACGCGGCAGAAATTGTAGTGGCAGAAGAAAATCGCCAGCGCGGCCTCGTGGTTCGTCAGCTTCTTGCTGTGTCCGTTCGTCAGTCGAGTGAATCGACGCAGGCCCATGCGGATGCTCAGATTCGCGCGCTCCACGTAGGAAGTGCTGATACGCGACGAGTCGGGATTCCCCAAGACCCGCGCCCGCTTGGTCCCAATGCATTCCGCCGGGCTGTAGCGCTTCTGGCCTTCTTGTGGTGATCCGTAGAGTTTGACAAGCATCGCGTAATCGACGTTCGCCCCAAACACTTCGTCCATCGCGTCCAGATACATTTCGTGCCCGTCTGTGGTCACCTAGACTCGATCACGTACGCGGCTCGCAAGGTCGAGCAGGAAGCGCTCTGCCGATGCCGCATTGCGCGGCGCGACCAGCCAAGTAGGAATCACCTTCGTGTCGGCGCAGATCGCCGTGAAGGTCCACGTGTCGCCAACGCCAGTTCCAATCTCATGCGCCGCGACCCGCTTCTGCTTCTTCCCCACGAACGACCAAATTTCATCGACTTCAAGAACGCGACACGGCAGGCTCGCCAGCGCTTCGTCCTGAAACGCTTCGAGCACCGGACCGAGATCCGCGATCAGTTTCGTAACCGCGCCCTTCGACGAGCCCGTGAGTCGGCACGTGGCGCGGATTCCCACGCCTTCGACCAACGCGGCAACGATTCGTGCGCGGTGCTTCGTGTCCATTCGATTCATAATGACTTATTATGCTTGAGCAAGATGAGTCTGTCAAGCCCTGCTAGGCTCGGCGCGGTAGCCGTCCCGGAGCCAGCCCTGGCAGGCGTTTCGACTCCGGAGACGGCTCTTAACTGTGTAAAGGAATTCACAACCGCGCTTGCCGCATGGCGGCGGACGCGCTAACATCGGCCAGAGGCTACGGTGCTCAACCATCGTGGTCTCCTGATGGAGCCTGAGGGTGCTGCCCCCTCCGCCGATGGTTCTCTAGGCCCCCGGCGAGCCCTGGCTAGGCCCCATCGATCTGTTCCAGCCGGCTTGGGGACGTCTTGGCCGACCTCCCCCCAAGCCGGTTTCGTTTTTCTTCTACTACTCGGCGGTTGTCTCCTCGACGCTCTCCGCAGTTGACTTAACGTACTCGGCACAGGTCAAGTCGCTTGAGCAGGAGAATTCAAACGGATTCTTGGCTTCCACGCCGCCGCCGGAGGAGAGAATAGGGGCGAGGAATCAGCCTTTAAGCTGTTTTATTTCTTATGTTTACCTGAGTGGTCGTCTTTTCGTTCTTCTGGCGGCGGCGTGGAAGCCAAGAATCCGTTTGAAAAAAGCCGATTACGGCTTCTTCCACCGTGCCGCGGCACCCTTCTTAGCGATCTCGCTGCGTCGCTTCGGTGAGAGCGTCGCCGCCCTGGCTGCGCCGCCTTTCAGGCCGCCCTTCTGCCCGGCGGCGGCCCTTGGCTGTAGGACCGCCTCTGGTTCTGGCGCTCGCTCGCCTATCGCCTGACGAAAGACTCGGAACGCGGTCTGCGTGAAATCTGCCTTGGGCTTGCGCGGCTTCTTCACCATGCGGTAATTGTCGCACGCGCCAGCGCCGCGAGAGCGCCGTATTCACTTCATCACTTCAAACTGAGCCACTACCGGGTCCGCACAGGGGGCTTGACACCGTTATCGGTAACGTGTACTCTCCTCGTGTTGATGCAGCAGCCCAGCCCGGAGGGGGATCCGGAGCCGCCACAGCCGAGGCGAGATCGGCAGGAGGATCAGACGATGACCAGCCAGGCGCAACGCGAGACCAGCACCACCGCAACGCCACTCAACAGCTACGGCGACCCGCAGATCCGGTGCAACGACTGCGGCCGCCAGTACACCGACCACGGGTCGTCGTCGTATGGCAACCTGTGCCCCAAGTGCGAGCAAAAACACGAGCAGCAGGTAGAGGGCGAGTATCAGCGGTGGCTCTCCGAGCAGGAGCGTCTCGCCGCTGCTGCCCATGCGCACGACACCTACACGGTCGCGGCCGAAACGGGATCCTGCTGCGGCCCGCACGACAGTCGCTCCCCGGCACCCGACGGCGGGTGTCACTGGGAGGAGCAGCAGACTTGCGGCCACGCTCACCGTACCTATGCGGCCGCTGAGCGCTGTCAGGAGAGGCTGATTGGGTACAACACTAAGACGCGCAGTTGCTCCGCGCTCTGGTACAACTCGCGGATCCACAATCAGCACGGTCAACGAGCGTGAGACGCCTCGACGGCCACCTCAGCACGTTGGCGCAGCACAACATCGACCCACGCGCGCTCGTCTACTGCGAGGCACGCGAGGACAGCTCGCAAAATTGGACGCTCGAGATCCCCGAGCAGGAGCCGCTCGGTCTCGGCGACAATTTCGGCCACGCGAACCGGGCAATCTACGCGCTCGTCCGCGCTGGTAAGGCGCGTAGCGCGGCAAAATGAAACTCGCGCGGAAGCGGGCAGCGGCCAGCACGGCCGAGCGTCAGGCCCGCTTCCGCGCGCTCGGCCGGCGGGTCGACGTCGTGATCCGCGATCTCGACCTCCTCGCCGAGCTGGACACGCTCACCGCAGAGCGCGGGTCCGTGCGCGCCGCAGTCCAACAGGCGCTCCTCGCGAGCGCGCTGAATCGGTAGCCGAAGGCTCCCAGAAGGGGGTCCTTCCGATTCTGGAAGGACAAAGCTTTTGCTTTTCTCTTACTCTCTATCTCTATCTATGCGTTCCACTGCGTTTCATAGCGTTACGCAGCGTTACAGGTTAGGAGGGCTTGACAGCGCGCACAACCTGTGTGTACCCCTATCTACGCCCCTGGAGGCTGCGCCTCAGGGCTTGTGAAAGTCATGCGCCCGTTGAGCCAGTCGAGCACCACCTCGCACCGCTTACCAGGACACAAGAACGTTCCGACGCGGACCGAGACGAGCACCCGACCGTCCTGAACGACTTCGATCGCCGTCCCGTTCTCCCCGATCGCGCACCCGATCAGGCGGCGGCAAACCGGGCAACGCACCTCGCGCCCTCGGCGCGGCCTCGCAGCGTCCCCACTAACGGCGGTACGCGGTTCGTAGGACACGGACGGTCGCCTCCTTGTCGTCGGACGGAGCCGACAGCTCGGTGCAGGTCCAGACCAAAGCGTCCATGCGGTTCGGTGACTTCCCGCCCGGGACATAGGTGCACATCTCGTCCTCGAGCTCCTTGAACATCCCGACGTGGTGCACGCGTCCGCGCTCGTAGAGTGTGGCGATCGGCTCAGCGCGAGGTATCTTCCCGCGCGAGGCGTTGACGAGCGTCACGGGGGCGTTGGCGTCGACGACGCGGATGGTCGACTCGACCATGTCGCCGCCGTAGTTCCGCTCCGCAACAATCCGGTCCCCGCCGTGCTTCCGGTGCGCCCGCACCGCTGCGCGGCCCCACTCGATCGGCCGGCCGTTGACCGATGCGTCCTCGAGCACGTAGAGCTCGCCGGCCGCGTCGATCCCAGCGACGACGATCCCCGTCTCGTGCGCCGGTCGGCCGCGGCCGTCCGCCGCCGCGGGGTCCGAGTCGACGTCGGTATCCTTCACGCCCTGCGGGTCAACTCCCGTCACGACGCGCACGAGCGGCGGCACCGCGCGGCCCTGCGGCCATCGGTACTGCTCGATCAGGTCAAGCGTCCAGAGCGCACCGGGCGTGTCGCCGAGCAGCTCGCCCTCGATCTCCTGCCGACCGAGCCGCGTGCCGGCCAGCGGGTCGAGCACGTCGCGGACGTACCGCTCGGCGAGGTTCGACCTGTTCTCGAGCGAGCTGCCGCTCACCGTCACGGTCGAGTCCGAGGCGACGATGCGCTTCAGAATCTCGATCGCCCGCGGCGTCGAGCCGACGACGACGCGCGGGTCCTGACCCTCTCGTAGGCCGAACAGCATGTTGTTCCACGCCGCCTCGGGGTACTTCCACGCCGCGAACTCGTCGAGCAGCGCCGTGTCGCCCGAGTAGCCTCGGAACTCCTCGGGGTTCGCCCCGGAGCGGACCAGGCCGACAACGCCGTTCGGCCAGCGCAGCACGCGGTTGCCGGGCTCCCAGGTGATGTCCGGGTGGTGGCGAAGGAAGCCGCCTGGCCCCTCGATCACGTAGTCGCGGACGTCGGACGGCGTGCGGCCGGCGACGAGGATCTGCTCGCCGTACCTCTTCCGCCGCGCACGGTAGTCGACCCACTCGGTCTCGGAGCGGGTGTTATGCGTCGGTATCATCGCCTCGCCAGCGAGGTACAGAGAGTTGGGCGAATCGACAGTGATACATCGCATCGGCCTCAGCGGAACCGAATCGCACCCGATGATCATGCGATGGAAAAGCCGCGAAGCCTGTTGACCGAGGAGGTGAACACGAGACGCCTTCCGTGGCAACGAAAACGGGTTTCCGCGTGTCGGGCGCCAGGTTACCCGGAATTTCGCGCTGATGTCGCGCCCGCGAAGCGTTGCTCGACTCTCACTGAATGTCGGCCTCTCGCCAAGACTCCTCGCAAGCTGCAAGACACCATCCGCGAGAACGCGCAACGTAGAGCAGAACTCGACAGACCCATTTTGCAGAGAACAGTAACCATCCGAATCCATCAATCCACGAAGTAGCTCGGTCCGTTGGGAACGCGATGACCATAGGTACTCTTCGGGGATGCGCTTATCACCGAGAACAAAGAGCCGATCGCGAAGAATCACCTTGACATTACGAAGCCCAATCGTTGGAGCCCGTCCGGTATTTCTTCCATAGCGTGCCCACCAGACGCCGACCGCATCTAATCGTCCACATAGCCACGGGATATCACTCTCCCCACAAGTCAGTGCCGCCGCCGAAGTCGACCCGTCGCCGAGCCAGAAACCCAGAAGCCACGGATCAAGAGGAAGGCTCCTCTCGTCGATTAACAGCGATTCGCAAGTTGGAATGGAATGGTTCCTGTCGGCGCGCTTCCCTTGACTCAACGAAGCCGCTATCTCATCAGTCGTGCGTACCGAAGGACCGCAGCCGCGACCGCTCCTCCATGCAGGCCAACCGATAGGCAAGGGAGCGTCGCGCGCTACCGATCGGTTCCAAGCCTTTCGCGCAGAGTGGTCCCATGTTACCCACTGATGCTCGCCGCCGGCGATAAGCGTTGACCCATCGGAGAAAGTCAATCGAAACGCTCGTTCCGGATACTCGTCGAAGAGAGCTGTCACTCGACACGGCATGCCTGATTCATCGAAGACCCGACTCCCGATCTTCAGGTCACCTATACGTCGCCAACCATCCGGAGTCGGGATGGGCGTATCAACGCAAAGCAACTTGCCGAACCCTCTGCCCGTCTTGAGCAGCCAGGTCAGCCACTCGCCGGCCGGCGGGCGCTGCTTTGGGCGCGCCCGGTCACGGACCCACCAGAGCTGAGTCGCCTCGTCGAAGTACCAGCGCCGCTCGTCAGCGACCAGGTCGTGACGCGGCCTCAAGTAGCCGTCGTTCTCGCGGTACCACTCCGCCTCGGGCACCGGCGGCGGGTCGAGCAGGTCCGCGGCGCGGGCGAACGGGCTCGTCGATCCGCGCGACGGGATCACGCGCCGTAGACCCCGTGCCCGACCGGACCCGGAATCGTCCGGTGCCCTCCACCGCAGTCGATCGCCTGGAGCTCCCCACCGCTGACGAGTGGTGAGACGATCACCGTCTCGGGGAAGCTGAGCCGCGTCGCCGTCGGCGACGAGCACATCTCGACAGGGCAGCGAAAAGAAGCGAGCCTCGCGCGCTGCGCCTCGTCGAGCTCGGCGACCGAGCGCCAGATCACAGGAGCCCAGCCGCATTCAGGACGGCGGAGACAAGCACCAGCTCGCGCTCGCTCACATCGACGAAGCTCCGCGTCTGGTGATCATAGAGACCGACCCGCCAGTCCCACCGCAGGACGACCGAGTACCTGCCATCGGCCCCGACGGAGCGGAACGCGCGCGGGACATAGTCGTCGATGATGATCTGGAAGTCGAGACCTTCGCCGCTTAGCGAGCGACACACGCGGTCATCCACCCGAATCCCCGCCGGGTCGATGTCCGGCAGCGCGGCGAGCGCCGCCCCGTAGTCGTCGAGAATCTTCGAGGCGAGTCGCTGGTACTCCTCGCACGCCGCGGCGTCTCCGCTCCGCATCCGCTCGCGCAAGATACCGAGTTGCTCAGCGACGCTCACGCGGGCACCTCCATCCCGAGCCGTGCCATCCGAGCGAGCGTCGACGGCAGCGGCTTGACGATCTTCGCGAGCCGCTGAACCTCTGCGGCGCGCGACCGATAACGGCGCAGCGCTTCCTTGCGGCGACGACGTAGGCGCTCCCCAATAGTGACGCTCACGAGCACCCCCGCTCGGCGGAGCGATAGTCCTCGGCGTGGTCCTCGGGCTCGTCCCTGATGACCGGAGCCTCTTCGCACCACTCTCCACCGAGAGCGGCGACGATCCTCCGGCACGCGGAGTCCAGCATCGACTCGCCGACCATCCACCGCCCGCCGTACCCGCGCCGGCCCGGCTCGTCGAGCTCGACCGTCAGCCCCTCCACCGCCCGGTCGCAGAGCAGCGCACCTCCCCAGCCGCGCCAGAACCTCGGGCGGTCGGCCGCGACACACGGGATCAAGTCGAGCACTACAGGGAGCGTTGTCTCTTCGGTCATTGTCCCTTCCTCCTCCTAGTTGAACTTCATCTCACTTCCGCGCAGGCGTCACGTCGATCGTCCCGCCTGCGCCCTCCGCCAGCAGCAGGTGCTTTCGCATTGCGGCCATCACCTGTGGGTCTGACGGGTCCAGGCCGAGCTCTGCGGCGAAGCCGCGCATCGACTGGGCGATCAGCGTCGCCTGGAACTCCTCGAGCTTGATCTGGCGGTCGATGAACCCGCAGACCACCATCGTCTTGCTCACATCAAGGAAGTGTCGCCGCTCCGCGAGTGACTTCTCCTCGTAGACCTCGAGCATCATCGCGTACTCGGTCTTGACGATCTTGAGCTCGGCTACCGGCGCCAGGCCGTTCGGCTCTCCCGTCTCCGGCGATTCGCCATGGCCGTTCACGAAGGGCTGCTCGGTCACGACCTTCGTCCGGTACCACTCGGACTTACCGTCGCGTAGCTCCTGGATCTTCGACTGGTAGAACAGAACATTCCCAAAGGAGATCGCCAAGGCTTTCATCAGCGCCTTGTCCGGCGCGGTGTCCGTCGGCAGGGCGAGCCTCGCGACTTCGGCCTGAGCCATCAGGCGCTTCCCGAACTTCTCGCCATTCGGGCTCGAGCCCCCATGACTCTTGCAGTGCCCGACCCCAAGGTGCGTCGTCCCCTTCCCGGCAGCCTCGCGACAAGGGGTCCCATCAGACTTGAGCCGACCACACTTCGGACCGCGACGCTCTTTCTTAGCTCCGACGATAGCTGTAGTTTTGACGCTCTCACTCACATGCTCTCGGGCGCAATTCTACGCCTCCTCCTATTTCCAGAAAGCCCCTGTCTAGGAGAATCGATTTCGATTTTCACGAAGGCACCTACTTGAGGCCGATCGCGGACTACCGAGGGGTAAAGGAAATTCCGCTTGTGAATCACCCGAACGTCTCCCGAAACTCGTCGAGAGGCAGTCTTTCGGAGGCTCGGTTGGGCTCCCAGTGAAAGACGGCGAGTCCGAGGCTCTTCGCTTCCTGGACCTCGGCAACGGAGCCGACAGAAGCCTCCCATCCTGGAACGGTCACGACGGCATCGCAGCGGGAGAGGATCTCGAGATCTCCGGCGAGGAAAGTTCCGTCCGGAACGGCTCCGTCGAGCAGGGCCGAGTTGAGGTGTGGACAGACGACGGCGAAGCCTCGCTGCCAGAGGGAGAGGGCGACGGATTCGGCCGAGCGGATATTTTCGACGACGCCACGGATGGTTGGGGCGCGATAGGCGCCGACGACGTAGATAACGATCACGGCTCGGCGATCTCCGCGACTTCGTCCGCGGATTCGTCCGCGGATTCGTCGAGGAGGTCGAGGTCCTTGTCGGCCTCGAAGAGGTCCTGCTGTTCGATCGAGTCGCGGAATTCCGTCGCAGCGTGTTCGAGGTTCTTCTTCGCCTGGCGAAAGTACGACGGTTTGAGCTCGATGCCGACCGCTTTGCGTCCGTTGATGATCGCGCCGTAGACCTCGGAGCCAACGCCCAGGAACGGCGTCAAGACGATCTCGTCGGGGTTACTCCAGAGGATGATAGCTCGTTCGATCACGTCGAGCTGGAGCGGATGGACGTGCTTCTCATCCTCTTCGTCGCGGGATTCTCGGAAGGGAAGGACGCGACCGATGCGGATGTCATCCCAGAACGCCGAGGCGTACTGCCGCCAGATCCAGTGTGAGTAGCGGTTCTCGATCTGGTTTCCGGTCCAACCACGGAAAGGGAGGAGCTCGGCAGGGATCTGCCGTTCGCCGGCGTAGTTCAGGAGTCCGACCGGGTGCTCGATCGGTATTTGGTTCTCGCCCTCACGTCGGAAGACGAGTAGATAATCCGCGGAAGCGACCGAGCAGAGCGACGAATCGGTCACGATCGTCTTGTGCGCGAGGTTCTTCGCCATCGTCCGGTTACGGACGCCGAGCGGCTCTTTCCAAACATGGTAGCGGGCGATGTAGCGGAAGCCGTGTTGAGCGTGCAGCCGGATGATGTCTCCCGGGAAGTCGCGGAGGTAGTCCTTGCCGGAGTTCCCGCTCGGCACGTCCATGCAATGAACGGCGGTCATGCGTCCTGGCTTCGTCAGGCGCCGGATCTCCGCGACGACGAAGGCGTAGTGCTCCATGAACTCGTCGTAGCTGCGGCAGTTCGAGAGGTCCCGCTCAGAGCTGCTGTAAACGTACAAGCCTCCGAACGGTGGAGAGTAAATCGAGAGATCGATACTCTCGGCGCGCAGTTTCGTCATCGTTTCGATGCAATCGGAGTTGTAGATAGCAAATCGGTCGGTAACGACCTGGTCGGATACGGACATCTTCTCCTCCTCTTTCTCAGAGCCAGTTTGGAAGTTCTTCTGCATTGACGAACGGATTTATAGAGTCGAGTTGCAGTGCGTCGTTCATGAATCCGACTAAGGCGGCAAACATCTTGTCCGCGGCTTCTGCCTTACGCTGGAGGTTCCGCAGGACGCCGAGCTCGCCTTCGGTGGTAATGACATCGACGGTGACGGGCGACTTTTGCCCGAACCGCCAGCAGCGGCGCACGCCTTGGTAATACTGCTCGTAGGAGTGCGACGGGAAGAACGTCATCCGCGAGCAGTGCTGAAGATTCAATCCGTAAGAGGCGATCTTCGGCTTGGTAACAAGAACGCGGGCATCGCCGCGAGAGAAGGCGAGGAGCTTCTCCTCTTTCTCGTCGTCGGAGTCCTTGCCGGAGACCTGGATCGATCCGTCGATGCAACGCTCGAGCGCGTCGCCTTCGTCGTTGAGATGGCACCAGGCGATTCCACTCTCCGCGTCGGAGAGCTTCTCGGCGACGGCTTCGCAGCGCTCGGTCAGGGTCGCTCGCCGTTCCTCGCGCTGCTCGCGGAGTCCGACGGCGGAGCGGACGAAGAGCTCGCCTTCGAGCGGTCGGCTCGCTCCGATCACCGTCTCGCGCTCGATGAGTGGCGGCAGGACGAAATTGGAATCATCGAATCCAAGGTCGGACGGCCGGCGCATCGCTCGCGCCCAGGAGCAGACCCATCGCCAGAACGGCGTCTCGGCATGGCGCTTGAAACGCCACTTCGCGCCTTCCTCGAGCCGCGAGAAGTCGACGCCTCGATGCCTGTAGAGCGTCGGTCGGATCGTATTCTGGTCATTCTTGAAGTACCGCGTCAGCATGTCCATGTGCCCGAGGTTGCCGAGTGCTTCGGAGCTGGTGCCGAGTTCGATGTAGTCGTTGGGTGCAGCGGTCGCGGTACAGAGTAGGCGATACGGTCGCATTCGAAGGAACTCAGTGACCTCGGCTCGCCGCTTCCCGTCGAAGGACTTCAGGATCGATGACTCGTCACACACGACGCCTGCGAAGTCGTCCGCGTCGAACAGGTGGAGCCTTTCGTAGTTCGTCGTTGAGATTTTCGAGGTCGGTTTCCCGTCGGAGCAGCGGACGACTTCGACGCCAAACTTCTCGCCCTCGCGCACGGTTTGGTGCGAGACGGCGAGCGGCGTGACGATCAGGACGCGACCGTTCGACTTGCGAGCGACGTTCTCAGCCCAGGCGAGCTGCATCGGCGTCTTCCCGAGACCGCAGTCAGCGAAGATCGCGCCGCGTCCTTTGCGGACGGCCCACTCAACGAGAGACTGCTGAAAATCGAACAGGAAGTCCGCTTGGTAGACCGGATCGAAGCCTCCGTCATCTCCGAGGTGCGTCTTAGCGGTCAGGAATTCGTCGTACCGTCGATCGTTCATCTACTCTTCCTCCTGGGTTGAAGCACTGTCGAAAAGACGCGGAGTGCGGACACCGGCGCTCCGCGCGCCGCTAGCTAGAAGCCTCGGAGGCGCTCCTTTCGTTCCGAGGTGCGCTGTCCGCTGCGCGGGTGATCTCATTTCGGTCCTCGCCGCGCGGTGTTTTCGCGCTCGCGTTTTTCGTTCTCGTCGCGCATCTCGGCCCAGATCCGGTCGGCCCGTTCGTCTTCGGAGCACTCACGCGCGATACGTTGATCTTCTGTTTCCTGATCGAACAGACCGAGCGAAGACTTCTTTTCATCGAAGCTCACAGTCGCCCCTCAACCCAGCGGAGGAGGGCCTCGGCGTCGAGCTCGAGGCGCCAGCGCTCGGGTGAGTCTGTGTCGCCTCGCGCCCAGGCGAGCAGGGCGCGGAGCGTCTCGGCCGTCGCCGGCGGGAGAAATCCGATCGCCTCGCGCAGCCCGTCCTGCTCGGTCTGCCGACCATCCTCGTAGAACTCGTCCTCCGCCGTGGCGATCCGCCGCGCCTCGGCGACGAGCGCTTCGATTCCTTGGACCTGCGTCGCGGTCATCGCCATCTTCGTCCTCCTCGTTTTCGCAGTGTTTCCTGCCGAAACGACCCTTTTATTTACCCGATTATCGCAAAAAGTAAATACGAATTTTGTCTAACTAAAATAGAATCAATATCTATTTACGAATTTACCGATTTACCTTAGTAAAAGTGCTTCCAAAAAAATAAAACAAATCTCGCGCGCGCGTAGAGCGCGCGCGTATAGAGGAGGAACTCGTCCTGTAGCCGATAAGTCGAGTCTCCGCTTTGACTTGAGCCTGCAAAAACGACTGCCTGTATGAACCCTGTATCCAAGTAAATATCGCAGCGGCCGGGGAAACGATGTGCGGCGCTGCCCGGAGCGGGGCAATCTCCCTAACCGGGAGCCGCAGAGCGGCTCACCTACGTCTTTGGAGCCGATCATCGCTCTCCCAGCCGCCTGGCGCGCCGGGCGGCCTGTTTCGTGCCGATTAGGGGCGTTCACTCGCCGCCCCCCTCAGACTCCGCGTCTTCGCGGCCGTAGGTCGCCTGGATGTCCGGCAGTCGGTCGAGCGGCGCCCGCTGGTACTTCTGGGTCCCCGCGATTTTCTTTCGGGGGCCGAGCGCTCGGACGGTCCACCCGACGAAGCCAAGGTCGCGGAGGTCTGCGTAGCTGAACTCCCGACGTCCGCCGCGCCCCGTCCGCTCGTGCCAGGTGACGAGATCCTTCCCGGACAGAAACAGGTAGCCGTCCTCGATGTAGGGCGCGCGCCGGAAGGCGCGCTGCGCCCGCTCGGTCGCCGAGTCGCAGGCGACCGAGTCGCCAAAGCCGGAGAGGTAGGCGGCGATCATCGCTTCGGTGCGCTCGATCGTCGAGAAGTCGGACTGCTCCTCGTTCCGGGCGAACTCCGAGAGGAGCTGAACGCAGGATAGCCAGACGCTCATCGGTTTCGGCCGCGACGTATTGATTTTGAAATTCAGGTTAATAGCTGCCTGGATCCACGCATCCCACTTCATAAATTCCGTGACGGATCCGATCTTGTAGCAACTTCCGTCGGCGAGCTCAATTGCGTAGGAGTACGGCGCCTTGACGTAGCGGATAATGCCGACGATCTCGAGCCCGGTAATCTTTCGTGCAGCCTCGACCGCCGCGTGTCGTCGCATTTCACTGCCGACCGGCGCAGCCTCGGCCTCCGCAATCCGCGTAATGAACTCCGCGGTACGTTCCTGAGTCAGGCGCACGGTTTCCTCCTCGATGTAACTCGCTCGGGCCTTGAGCACCGTATAGGTGTAGTAGTTCAGGTTCTGCGGCTCGTCGCGGTGGGAACGCCGTGCGGCGACGAGCAAGTCGATGATTACTTGGTCTGCCCATCCCGCGCGGACAGCGATCGCGGCGAGCGACATATCATGACCCGACGCGGAATTGTCCTTGAGATCCTTCCGGGCGACTCGCGCCCAGCTCGCACCGAACCGCTCCATATCGTTCGCGAGAAGCGCGGAGAAAAGATCGTTCGGTGGGTACGCATCCGGGTCGAGGATATATCCGGAGCCGCTCGTCGGCGCGCGCGAGAAGACGGCAACCGCGTGCTCGCGGAAGTCCGTCGGGTTGTACCGTCGCGCGTCGTCGAGGGCGATCAGTGAGACGGGCAGGCCCGCGCCGCCCTTGTACCGGATCGTCCCCGGCAGGCGCATGACGCGGGCGAGGTCCGAGACCGGGTCGATCTTCGCGCCGACCGCGCGCTGGCGGAGGTACTCGAGCCAGCCGCGGGAGAGCGCGTCGAACTCGGCGATCTCCGCCGCGGAGGCGAACTCGACCGGCTCGCGGAGCGCCCAGTAGGCGTGGACGCCCTCGCCGGAGTTCACCCGGGCGGAGGGGAGCAGCGGCAGCCCGTCGAGGAACGCGAGCGCGGCGTCGCGTGAGTCGAAGGAGCCCGACTTGACGTCGAGGTCGACCCAGAGCGCCGCGGCGAGGCGCAGGTCCGCGGCGGTCCCGCGCGCGCCGCGCTTCTCTTTGGGTGGCTCGAAGTCGGAGCGCATCGCGCAGACGGAGAAGTAGCAGTCCTCTCCACTGTCCGCGTAGGCGACCGCGCGCTCGGCGACCGCGGCGAGGTCGTCAAGGAAGTCCGGCGTGCGCTTCGGCCGCCAGAGGACGAGCTTCGCGCCGCGCTCGGCGAGGTCGTCCGCCGGGTAGAGGTGTCGGAGGAAGCGGAGCGCCTCCTCGACGCGCTCCCCGCCGGAGCGGACGATGCGGAGCTCGGTCATCCGATGAACCCCTCGAACGGCATTTCGATGCGTCCGCACTTCGAGCAGGTCGCGTTCGGTCCCGCCGCGATCGTGTCGCCTTGAAATCGCATCATCTCGTCAGCTTTCACGAATTGACGGCAGATAGGACAAACCGGAACGAACGTCGCGCCTTCAAACTCACCTTTGCCGTAGACGACTCGGCGAAAGTTCTCATACGAGTAGTCGCCGAAGTAGAAACTCACCGCGAGAACCTCGCGACGACGACGAGCGGGCAGCCGGCGAACGCCTCGACGAAGAGCCCGACGTCGACCTGCGTCGAGGCGAGGTCGAGCACGGTCGAGCGGGCGCGCTCTGCGTCGTCGCAGTGGACGACCACGCCGCCCCGCGAGGCGATCTCCTGCGCGGTGCGCTTCTGGAGGGGCGTCCCCTCTTCGCCGGGCCGCTTCAGCTCGCACCAGACCGCGCGGCGGCCGGCCGAGGGGTGCGCCGTCCCGGCGCGCGGTGGCAGGCAGAGGTAGTCGGGGAGCCCCTGGCGCTGGTGCGGCGAGCCGTGGAGCTTCAGGGGCAGCCAGCCGGCGGCCTTCATGCGGCGGACGAACTCCGCGCCGATCGACGACTCGAGCCGTTGTGTCAAGAAACCCCCTTCTCTGCGAGTGCATCTTCGAGTTGTTGGATTCTCTGGCCGATCCACCGCACGACCGGAACAGCCATGCTGGACCAGCGAGGCGTGTTATCATATCGCTCATGAAGATCTCTAAATATAGCGACGAAGCCTTCGCGGCGTATGTTGCCGGCCTGCTCGATGGCGAGGGCAGCATTGAGTGCTATACCAACTCTCAAAGCATTCGCATTCGCATAGCGAACACGAACGCGGCAACGCTTCGTGCGGTTCATCGGCGTGCCGGTTTTGGAAGAATCGAAGAGTATCGGGGTCGCATCGAACGCGGGTATAAGCGTCTGTTCTGTTTTACGACAAGTTCCGCTAAAGAAAGTCTGCGACTGCTTACCATCTGCCGACCGTATATGCAAATCAAGGCCAACCAAGCTGACATCGCAATTTGTCGAGTTGCGACAATCGAACGAAAAAACGATCTCAGGCGCAAGCGGAACACGACCATCATTGCTGCATTGATGTCTGGCGAGACACAGGCGAATGTCGGTCGTAAGTATGGCCTCACTCAAGCGGCGGTGTCGAGAATCAAGGTATTGCATCAACAGTCTCGATGCGATGACCTAGCCAGGCAATGATGTTGACGCACATCGAGTTCCCGAGCGCCTTGTACTTCGGCCCGTCGGCCGCAGGCTTGCCGCGGTAGAGAATGTCCAGGTAGTCATCCGGGAATCCCTGAAGTCGAGCGCATTCCGTTGGAGTCAATCGGCGGACGACTTGGCGCGAGAGCATCGCTGGCGTCTGCTCGCGGCTTAGCGCGCTCGTGACTTCTTTCGGATCGAGTCCGCGCGCATCGCCACCGGATTGCCAGTTGAAGGCGACCGCGACCTGTCCGCCCGCGTTCGCGTGCGAGCTGTCGTGCCCCATCGCTCGGAGCGTCGGGGCGAGCTCGTCGGCGTCTGCGCCGCTGTCTTTACAGGAGAACGCGACCGTCGGCGGATGCTCATGCAGCGTGTGGCTCTCTCGCCCCGGAGTAATGTCCCCGCGAGGGTCGGGACTCGTCACCTGGCGCTCATCGAAGACGAGCGGCGTGCCGCGCCCGGTTCCGTCTTCGCTCGCATCGAAGCCGTCCGCGCGGAGGGAGTGAGCAATGAACGTCTCCGATCCTCCAGCCAAGACGCCACCGCTTTTCTTGAGCGTTCCGGCCGCTTCTGATTCGCGGTATTCATGCAGGCCCGTCTCGATGAACGCAGCGACTAGCCCGCCGTCTAATTCGGCGTCGGTCCCGAGTCCGCCGCCGCCTCGAGTGCGAGCCGCAAGGCTCGGGGCAATTCCTTCCCGCGTTTCGCGGCTCGGCGGAGAATCCCGGCGCAGGCACGAGGGCTCAAATAGAACCGCTGCGGCACGTCGCCAGTCTCCAAGATGTCCGACAACGAACACGCGACGGCGCCGCTGTGGAACTCCGAAGTATTGAGCGTCCAGAACTCGGTAGCTCCACCCATACCCGAGTTGCCCCAGCCCTCCGAGGAAGGCTCCAAACGCCCGTCCTCCATCGCTCGACAGAACACCAGGCACGTTCTCCCAGCAGATCCAGCGGGGGCGATAGCGGTCCACCACGCCAAGAAAGACGAGGGCGAGGTTGCCGCGCGGATCTGCCAGTCCGCCTCGGAGTCCGGCGACGGAGAACGACTGGCACGGAGTTCCGCCGACGAGAAGATCGATCCTTGCGTCGGGCCAGGTTTGGAAGGCATTCATGTCTCCGAGGTTTGGAACGTCGGGATAGTGGTGCGCTAGGACCGCGTTCGGAAAGCGCTCGATCTCCGAGAAGAACGCCGCACGCCAGCCGAGCGGCGACCAGGCGACCGAAGGCGCTTCGATGCCAGAGCAGACCGAGGCGAAGATCACAGGCTCAGCACCGGGATCGCCGCGCCGACCGCGTCGGCGACGTAGAGCTTCTCGGAGGCGCGCGTCGCGCCGACGTAGAACGTCCGGAAGACGGCCTCGCGCCCGGCCCAGCCCGGCGTCGCGAGCTGCCGCTGCGCCTGGGGCGAGAGTTCCGGAAAAAGTAGAACGCGGCTTGCCTCTCCTCCCTTGACCGAATGAACCGTGCCCATCAAAACCGTTGGCTGCCGCTCGAGCGCGTCCTCCCCGCTCCGCCGGATAGCGCGGAGCGCGAGCTCGAGCGAGGCGGGCGCGGCGTCGGAGAGGTTCGCGAGGCACCACTCTAGGTCGCCGTCCTCGAGCGCGGCGAGCGCGCCAGGGGTCAGCCAGCGGACGGCCTCGCGGGCCACGTCGGCGGACGGTGCGCCGTCCTCGAGCCGGCCGATCGCGGCCTTCCCGCCGCGTCGGACGCCGTCCTCGGGGCTCGCTGCGGCGACCGAGCGGACCGCGCCGGCGACCGCCTTGAGCTGCTGCGCGCTCCAGCCGGCCGCGCCGTCCTCGCCGGCGAGGAAGCGCAGCGCGCCGGCCGCGGCGCGCGCCTTATCCCCGATCGGGTTGTAGCGGTGGGTATACGGGTTGCACCACGGGATACCGGCTTTCGCGAGCACGGCCTTGGTCGGCCCGAGCAAGTAGTCGCACGTCGCGAGGACCATGAGTTGCTCGCCCTCGGCCTCGGCCTCCTCGATTAGGTCGATGATCCGCTCCGGCCGGCGCCACGTCAGGTCGTGCGCGGCGCGCACCTCGCCGAGGACCGGCTCGCTCTCGGGGTCCTCCGGGTCGACCCGCCGCGGGTGGTAGACGACGTCCTCGCGCCAGCACCCGCCGGCGCGGGCAATGCGAAGCGCGATCTCGTGGACAGCGGCCGGCACGCGGTAGGACTGCGAGAGGACGAGAAAAAGATCTCCAGCGAGGATCTCCGGCGAAGCCGCTCTCCAGGAGTAGAGAGCTTGGACCGGATCTCCCACGAGAACCGCGCGTTCCGCTTGGGAGGTCCAGTGCTCGATCACCGCGAGCTCGAGCCGCGAGAGATCCTGCGCTTCGTCGACGAAGATCACCGATGGCCGGCCCGGAGCGTAGGGAAATTCGAGCCCGCGTTCGATCAGGTCGGTGAAATCGCACACCGCGCCCTCTCGCTTGAAAGCGGTCCACGCCGTATCGAACGCAATCTCTTGAGTCGGCCACGAGCTGCGCGGCCGCATCCGGGCGCGGAGGAGCTCGCAGCGGAGCGCAAGCGCATCGCCGCGCGTCTCGCCGCCTTCCCATGCGCTGCCCGCGTCCTCCTCGAATTGCACGCCAGTCGGCGTCATTCGCCACTCGGGGTACTCCGTATTCCACGCCTCGACCTCGGCTCGGCCGACGATCTTCGGCCGGTCGAGCATTCTGAAACAGTGAGCGTGGAGCGTGGCGATTTGCGTTTTCGCGAGCCCGGAGTCGCGCCCCGCGGCTTCTCGCGCCGCGGCCTTGGTCAGCGAGGACACGAGGACGCCTTCCGGTCCGTACTTCGCGACCGCGTGCTGGCACTGCCTAGCGAGCCACGTTGTCTTGCCACAATCAACCCGGCGGACCGACGACTTTGAAGATTCTCTCTTCTCCTGTCGTCATGTCCGCCGATCCTCCTTCCTGCGATGCGCTACGTTCGGGTCTTTCGTTTTGACTTGCGGAACTGCTCCCCGGCGCGGCGGTCGGCCTCCTTCCCCTAGCTGCCGCCTCGTCCGCCGCGCCGGGGCTGAGAAAAAGGAGGGGACGGCGGTTGACCTGTGCGAACATCGCAGCGTCCAACCGCTCCGCCGCCGCCCCCTCGTCTTCAGTCGGACCCCTCGGCGCCGACCTCGGCCCGGTCGACGCGCACCTGCGCGAAGATCGGGCGGAGCTGCTCGGCGTACTGCCGGACGACGCCGACCTGGTCCGGCGGGATCGTCTCGCCCATCGTCGGGACGATGCGCCCGAACTCGATGCCCGTCGAGTTCTTCGCCTTCTCCAGGCGGAACTCCGTGACGACGCCCCAGAAGATCTTGCCGACCGAGGAGAGCCGCGTCATGTACGCCTTGACCGGCTTGAGCGAGGTCGGCGGGACGACGAGGACGCGTGGCAGGAACGAGTCCGGGGAGACGACGAAGAGCAGGCGCGCGGTCTTGCACGCCTTCCCTCGGCCGCCCTTCGGGTCCGAGTTCCACGCGTTGTACGGGCAACAGACCTCGGCGTTCGGGTCACCGCACGGGCCGCCCGGGTCGCCGATGCCGACGAGTCCGTCGTCGGAGAAGCAGTCCGGCGGAGTCGAGGCTCCTCCGCCCTCGCCGAGCGGGTTACGCCAGAACGTCCGGGCGATGCGGTGGTGGACGATGATGCCCCGGAAGACCTGAGCCGGTGCGCCGCCCGGGTTCTCCGGGGACGAGACGGTCCAGTAGAGCGCGCCACCCGCCGGGACTTTGACGCGTTCGAGGTCCGCGGCGGAGATCGGGTCGCCTCCGAGGTTCTCCCGGAGGATCTCGGCGACCGTCATGTCGACGCCCGTCGAGAGCGCCGCCGGCAGGAACCGCCCGGCCTCGCCCTGGGTCGCGAGCGCGTCGCTCGCCTTCGCCGCGGTCACGCCTGCACCCCGAGCCCGGCGAGCCTGTCGCGCAGCCGTGCGTCGGCGATCGCGGCCTCCTCGCGGAGGAAGTCCGCGGCGAACTTCTCCGCGGCTCCCGGCGCGAACGCCTCATCGAGCTTCTGCTGGCCGACCACGCGGGCGCGCTCGCGGAGCACCGCCGGGCGGACGCTGACCCGCGCTGCCGCCGCGTCGAGCGCCGCGAGGAACTCCGGCGAGAACCGCGCGACCATGCCGCGGTTCTTCTCGCCGAGCTCGCCGTTCGTCTTCGGCTCCTTCGCCTTCTTTTCCTTCGCCATGCTGTCCCTGCCTTTCTCTGTCGTCGCCGCTCCCGGTTTTGGGTGGGGCGCGTCGTCTGCGGCGGAGCGGCGGACCCCGCGCGGCGCGCCCGTGGTGGCGCCTTAGCGGCGCCTGACTCTTAGATCGAAAACCTCGCTCGCCTTGAATAGTGAGCGCAGGAAGCGGATCGACTCGGGCTCTGTCTCGGGCGCGAGCGGCTCGGCGGCCTGCTCCTCGATCTCAGCCTTGACGCCGCCGAGGTCGAGGACCGTCGGGTGGGTGACGAGGTGGCCGAGCCCGAACTCCTCCAGGGCTGCGGCGATGCGCGCCTCGGCCTCCGGCTTGCTCTCCCCGTCGAGCGCGACGACGGCGTAGTACGCCTTGCGCGCGATGTAGACAGTCGAGCCGTCGGACGCCTTGACCTGGCGCACGCCGTTTTCGAGAAACTGCTCCAGCAGCCGCTCGGAGAGCCCAGCCGCCTCGGTGTTCACCTTGCCGAGCTCGGCCTTGAGGCGGTCCGCCTCGCGTCGCAGCGCGACGAGCTGCGCGAGGTCCTCCGCCGGGATCGTCCCGGCCGCCGGGGCGAGCTGTTCGGGTTCGAGGTGGTCCATTACTCTCTTCCTCTTTTCTTGCTAATCGGCTTCGACGGTGCTCGGAAGCTCGCCTTGAATTGCATGATCGCGCGCTGGACGCAAACGAGAGAGCAGGCTTCGATCTGATAGCTACCTCGGCTGTCGTGGAGAATGAGCGTCATGGCTATAGGTCTCTCGGAGACGCTCCCGTCGGCCGCTTCGAGCCACCTCTCGTCGCATGCGGAATCGATGCATCGATGCTTCTTGTAGATCATCGCTGGGCTCCTGTTTCTTGATATAGCTAGGAGGCTGCGTTGACTTTCAGTTTCTCGTCAAGGCTCGCGAAAATTTCATCGACCGTCATCCCGATTTCGGGGTGGGCCATCAGATAGATCACGACATCACGACGCACTGCCTTTTGGTCTGCGTTCGCTGACGCGAGACGACGAAGCCAGTTCGTAAAGATTTCTTCAAAGCTAGATTGTTGGGGTTCGATGTAAACGCGACCTAGAGTTTCTGCGCTTTCGTCATCTTGCTTCGATGCAGATGTCAATATCAGAAAGCCTGCCTTCTTGATCGCTCCACGCCAAACGCTCTTGGAGTACTGCTTCACTATATATCCGAGAGATGGGAATGTATTGATCGGAACCTCAGAATAAGCATCCTCGAAGGCCGCATCGGTATCTTCTTTGTGAATAGACAGGCGATGTTTGTCGATCCATACTTTGAACCATTCGCCGAGCCCGTCTTTCCCGCGAGCGGTTCTGGTGTCTTCCGTCTCGTCGATTCGCATCTGCTTACTCACTTGACTCTCCTTATCTTTGGGGTCTGCTCTCGCGCATTCACCTGCGCTCCGATCGCATGCGCCGCGGCAACGATTGCTGAGAGCGCCGAACGGGCTGCGCTGCAAAACATCGCGTCAACTTCTGTGCCAAGTTTCGGGAAACTATTTTTTTGCTTAAGTAGAGTTTCTTTGATTGCGGTAAGTCGCTGGATGAAGACTCCGATTTCCCGGAGATCTTCGCTCGAATCGCCCCTGCGCGGCATGAGTGTTTCCGCCGCTTTCTGAGGATCGTTCGGCAAACGCAGAACAAGATCCGCTTCGACTTCGATCTCTACGATAGGGGCTCGGGCTGCCTTCTCTAATTCACGAATAATCTCGGCCCGCTCGCGTTCGAGTCGAGCTGCTTCCTTCCGCCGCTCTTGTGCGTACTCGATCGCGCCTTGAAGTTCCGCGAGCCGCGCATCCGCCGCGCGTCGCATCCCGGAGCGTGCGAGGACGCTCTGCTTTCTTCCGGCAGAAACGATCGCGTGCCAGTCGGTGTCCGCGAGCCGAGCGAACGCCGCGGCGTCGGCGGCGAGCTGGTGCTGGATGCCGAGTTTGCCCAACGAATCTACATGTAGATCCGTTCCCGCCCGTCCCTCTTTCCCGGTTGCGACGCTGCCATCCTTCCTCCCCTCGTCGAGGAGCTGCCCGAGGCGGCGCTCGGCCTCGCGGGCGGCCTGGGCGTAGTCCATCTCGACCTCTTCCGCGAGTCCGACACGCGCGGCGACGGAGGCGAGAGCGGACATCTTCTTGGTCGTGCCCGCGAGCGTCGAGAGATCATCTGTCGAGAGTTGAGCGAGCCAAGCTCGCGCCTGCTGAAGCATCGCTTTCGATTCGAGGGCCGACTCGCCCGGTTTCACTGGAATCATAAGATCGCTACCCTTCGACACTAGTCCTCCTTTTTTGATTTACAGCTCCCGCTCGTCAAGGATGCGCTCCAGCACGCCGCGCCGACGGCGGAGCGTCTCGCGGACGTACTCGTCTACTGTGTTCTTCGCGACTAGGTGGAAGTACATGACGCTCTTCCGAGAGCCCGGCCCGTGGATCCGCGCGGTCGCCTGGTCCGTCTGCGCGAGCGAGAACACGTCATCGTAGAAGACGCAGTAGCTCGCCCGCGAGAGATCGATCCCCTCCGAGCCCGCCTGGAACTGCACCGCCAGCACGTCGCCTCGCGAGGAGGCGAGCCAGGCGTCGAGGTCGCGGCGCTTCCCGGAGAGCTCGCAGTACTCGCGGCCCGCTGCGCGCGTCGCGCGCTCGATCTGGAGGAAGTCGTACCGGAACCGCGCGAAGACGACGACCGGCTCCGCGTCGTCGAGGTCCGCGATGATCTCGCCGAGCGCGGTCTCCTTCGCGCGGTGGACCTCCTCGACGCGCCCCTCGGTCTCCGAGCCGTAGTCCTCAGAGAGCAGGCCCGCGTCCGTCCGGCAGTGGCCGCTCGCAACCTGGGCCTGGCGCAGGAGCCGCGTGAGGATGTTCGTCGCGATGACCTCCCGCGTCCCGCTGGCGAGCAGCGCCATTGACTCTTTCTTGAGTAGGTCGTGGATGCGCCGCGCCTCGGGCGGGAGCTCGACCTCGACCGTCTCGTGGACCGCGTCGGGCAGGTCGAGCACGTCACGGGACGCGGCGAGCGTGAGAGCGAAGTACCGCTCGCGGAACTCCTCGACGTTCTGGTAGCCGACGATCTGGTGGTTGTTGAATCCGCCGAAGATCAGGAAGCGTGCCTTGAAGGCGCCCCAGCTCGAGCCGAAGACGCCGGGGTCCAGCGCGCGGAAGACACCGTACGCATTCTCCGGCGAGTGCGGGATCGGCGTGCCGGAGAGTCCCCACCGCCGCCGCGAGATCGCGCGGAGCTTCGCGGCGAACTTCGACTGGCGCGTCGTCGGCCCGGCGAGCCGGTGAATCTCGTCGAGCACAAGCGCGTCGGGCGTGAGAGCGAGCAGCGCGGAGGCCATGTCCGTCCGCCAGCTCGACTCGTAGTTCAGAGCGACGAGCAGCGGCTTCCCGAGGGCGCGAGCCGCGACGACTTCGGAGCCGAGCAGCGCGGCGCGGCGCGCGACGGAGCGCGTATCGAGGCGGAGGAAGCGGAAGTGCTCCGGGTGGTGCCGCGCCGCCTCGCGCTCCCAGACCGCGCAGGCGTTCAGCGGGCAGAGCACGACCGTGAGTTGCGCGCCGACGAAGCGGAGCGCGTCGAGCGTCGCGCGCGTCTTCCCTGTGCGGAGCCCGTACTGGAGCAGCGCGGCCTCGCGGCCGGCGAGCCAGCGCGCGGCGCGGGTCTGGTGCGCCCAGGCCGGCCCGACGGAGGAGTAGCTCGGCAGCGGTACGTCGAGCGCGGGGTCGAGGCGCCGCTCGTACGCCGCGACGCCGGCGAGGGCGGCGAGCGCCGCGTTCGCCGCGGCGGACGGGACGACGGCGAGCAGGGCGCGGGCGGAGACGGGGGAGCGCGGGAAGAGCCACGCTCTTTCCATTGCGTCCCACCGCGCGCCGGGCAGGGCCTTGAGCTGCTCGCGCAGGTCGTAGGAGTTCCGCACAGCGAGCGTGCGCTCGTCGAGCTGGTCGACCCGCGCGACGGCGGAGGTCATCTAGCAGCTTCTTTTGCTGTACGAATTTCGTTGACGATCAGGCGGCGCGAATCGTCAAGCGAGTGCGCGAGCGTCAGGCGCTGTGTTGGCGTCATCTTGTAGAGGATGCGAACTGCGTACTCGGAAAGCGAACAGGGAACCGATGCAGCCTCTTCGTCGAGCGCCCCTTTGAGATCACGCGCAAACGCCGCGAACGGATTCTCGGGAGCGAGTAAGACTTTCAACGGCGAGCCGAGTTTCGGAGCAACGCCTCGCCGCTTCGGACTACGTGGCAACTGTGAAACCTTACGGGGCCGACCTCGTTTCATCACGAGGCGAATAGTAGGCCGAAATCCGAGAATCTGTCTAGCGATGGCTATAAATGATTGATTCTAAAAGAGTAACATTTTTCTAGACATCGGCCAAAATATGCCGTAATCTTTCTCTGCCACAAGGAGAAAGAAACCCAATGAGCGTCAGCGAAATTTTCAAGAAAGGAAAAATGCTCATGACCCAAGCGCACGTAGAGCACCGATACTCGCAGGTCGAAGCCGCGCACCTTCGTCGCCTCGCGCGGTACGAGAGGCTCTATCCGCTCTCATCTCCGCAGTACCACGCGCTCTCGCGCCGCGACGCGGACCAGATGACTCGGATCTGTCGTCGCGCGCAGCGGATGATTCGGAGCGCATCGTGACCCGCATCCCGACCGGCACGACCTTCACCCTGTACGGCGTCGCCCGCCACCCGTTGACGGGCTGCCTCATGCTCCGCGCCGACGTGCGCGTCAAGGACGCGCAGGCGTCGCACTCGGTCAGCGGGGAGTGGCTCGCGGAATCGTGGCCGAATACGAACGCGGGAATGAGAGCCGCGATGGAGCGCACCGGAGAGATGAACCGCCAGACGGCCGAGGCGTTCAAGGCGGTGGCGTCGTGACCCGCCTCTCGAAAGCCGACCGCGCCGCGCGCCGCGTCGAGACGGAGGCGAGCGCCGAGCGACAGCGCCAGGCCCGCAGCCGGCCCGCCGGACCGCGCTCGCCCTGACCGGCGAGCCGTTCCGCGCCGTGGACCTGCTCCGCGTGGAGCTGGAGCTGCTGGAGAGCGAGACGCAGGACCAACGGGCGGCGACCGCCGCCGGAAAGGAGTCGCGGCTGTGACCGACGATAACGCTGGGAACATCGGCAACGCACGGATCGTCCCGACAAACCTCGGCGAGTGGCATTTCGCAGATGGGATCGTCGCGCGTTTCCTCTCCGAGTCGCTCGACGCGCCGAAGAACGCGATCGAGCTCCAGGCCTGGGTCAGCGGCGCCTTCGCAGTCGCCGAGGCCGCGCTCGCCGAGCGCCGCCGCCGCTGGGGAGCGGGCTCGTGACCCGCTACGCGCTCGACGCTGCGCCGGACGCTCCGACGTTCGCCTCGGCGACCGAGGCGATCATCTACGCTCAGGAGCTCGGCCTCGCCACCGACTGGCACCCGGTCGCCGACTCCACACCGCCGCCGGCCACGCTTGACGCTGACGACAAGGTCCTGGTCCGCTGCCACGAGTGCAGCGGAACGGGCCAAGTCGAGGAGGTCCGCGCCTACGGGGTCTGCTGGGCGACGCCGCACGGCTTCCCCGACTACGTCGAGGTCGAGTGCCCGGAGTGCGGCGGCTCCGGCGCGGTGCGCAGGAGCGCTGAGGACCGGGTGGCGGAGGAGCACGACGGGGACGTCGCGGCGTTCCTCGCCGCCTGCCCCTACGACTCCGACGCGGACGCCTACGTCTCGCCCGAGGTCGCGGAGGACCGCGCCGAGCGCGCCGCGGAGCGCCGCGACCGCCGCGACTCGCTCGACGGGATTCTCCGATGAGCGCGATCATGTGGTGGGGTTACCTGCACAGCGCGGGGACGGTCCAGGTTAAGCGCTGGTTCGGCGACCGGAAGGACTACACCGAGGACTGCGAGGGGAACGATTTCGTCGTCCGCATCGTCCGGCCGTTCGAAGCGGCGAGCCGCGAGGAAGCGCTCGTGCACATCCTGAGCGAGCTGAAGAGGACCGCGTCATGAGCCTCACCGACCGCGAGGGCGCCCGCCTGATGCGCGTCCGCAACGGCGAGCAGCTCCACGCGCTCCGGCGCGTCGCCTACCGCGCGCTCGAGCTCATGCGCGTGCTCGATGCCGACCCGCACCCCACACCGGACTGGCGGGTCGCCGAGACGGCCGCACTCCGCCAGGCGATCGCGGCGAAGCTGGCGACGCCGAGCCGTGAGACCGCGCACCCGAAGAGGAGTACGACGTGAACCCCGGCGGCGCACTCTCCGACTACCGGCGCCGGATGCGCCGTCTCGCCGTCCGCTGCGACGAGGTCGCCGCGGCGTGCGACGAGGTCCTGCGCCGGACGGACCTCTCGGCGGAGGACCGCTCGCTCTACGAGCACCTGAGGAGTTACGCGGCCCGTGCCGGCCGGAAGCTCGACCGCCGCGCGACGCCGTACACCGAAACGCAGCTCGCCTTCCTGGGAGCCCCCGCAGTTCAACCGCAGCCGACAGAGAAGGAGAACCGATGATCGCCAAGTTGATTGAGATCCACGACTCGGGGACGTTCATCCCCGCGCTCGCCGTCAGACTGGAGCCCGCCGACGAGGCCGAGCGCTACCTACTCGCCCGCGCCGGCTACGGCGTCGAGCCCGAGACGCAGGGCGGCTATGTCCTCCTGTTGCGTCTGGAAGATGACCACTACTCGCCGGAGAGCCACGGCCTCGGCGCGCGGACGATGATCGTCGCGCACCGAGAGCTGATCCGCCTCGCCGGCTACGGCGTCGAGTTCGACGCGCTGGAGTCCGGCGAAGTGGTCGACGTGCAGCACATCCTCGGCGAGACGACCGAGCCGAAACTCTCCGAGCGGCTCACCGGAGGCGCGCTGTGAGCGGTGCCGACCTCCGCCTGCTCCCGAAGTGCATCGCCGACGAGGTCGCCTGGTGTGACAGGTTCCGAGCCGCCGCCTACGCCTCGGTCTTCGACGCGCACCAGATTGAGGAGCTGTTCGCCGGGCCGCTCGAGCGCAGCGAAGCGTTCATCTCGGTCACGAACGGCCAGCTCTACGTCCGGCAGTTCGTCGACACGATCGCGGAGGTGTTCGTGCAGGTCCAGGCGCTCCGCGCCTTGGGCTGGAAGCTGCGCGAGACACGCGACATCGCCTCGAGTCGCGAGCGCATCTACCAGATGGAATCCCCCGGCGGCCAGAAGCACAAGCTCTGCGCCGCCCTCAAGACTGGTTCAGCGTGCGAGTACGTCCAGGTCGGCGAGGAGACGAAGACCATCCCAGTGATGAAGCTCGTCTGCTCGGACGCTCCGGCCCTCGTCGCCGCGACCGCCGAGGAGACCGCCGCGCTCGCGCAGGACGCGTCGGCCGAGGTGCAGGAGGTGACCGCGTGATCCTGAGCGCCGAGGAATCCCCGCGCGACTTCCGCCGGCTCTGCCGGGACGACTACGTGGACATGGCCCGGAGGCGCGGGCTCGTCGCGGTCGTCGACGACGCGGCCGAGTGCGAGGAGGCGGCTGCGGTGCTCGAGACCTCGCGGATCGAGGCGGTCCGGGTCCGCGCACCGTTCGCCCGGCTCCGCGCCGAGGTGGCACGCGAGGTCGCGGCGATGCCGGACTGGGAGCTCGCCGGGCGGCAGCGCCACCAGGCGGCGGTCCGCGCGACGTGGAAGACAGCGCAACGCAATCGCCACACGACGAAGGGCCGCCGGTGCCGTACTCCGCTCTTGACCGTGCTGCTCGCCGACGAGACGCTGCTGTGAACCTGACGAACGACAACCGAGGAGGAGAGAGACGCTCATGAGATCCCAAGGCAGCAGGGCGACGCGGGAGAGGCAGCGGGAGAACTACCGGCAGCTCGAGATCGACCTGGCGCACGCGCGGCTAACCGCGCTCGGCACGGGGCTCGAGGCCGCGCCGCTGCGGGAGCGGATCGACGCGCTCGCCGAGCGCGCGGCGCGCCGAGCGGAGTCCGACGAGCAGGTGATCGACGGCCTGCTCACTGTGATCGAGATGAAGGTCGAGGACTGCCGGCGGCTCGAAGCGGCGAGCACCCAACTTGCGCTGACGACCGAGGAGATGCTCGCCGAGGTGATGTCGTGAGCGCCGTCAAGATCCTCCGCCGCGACGGTTCGCTGATCGGCGAGTTTCCTGGCGCAGACCTCCGAGAGGCGATGGTCAACGCGGTAGCGGCTCGCGCGAATCTCAGGAGCGCGGATCTCAGGGGCGCGTATCTCAGGGGCGCGGATCTCGGGGGCGCGGATCTCGGGGGCGCGGATCTCGGGGGCGCGGATCTCGGGGGCGCGTATCTCAGGGGCGCGTATCTCAGGGGCGCGAATCTCGGGGGC